TTCCAGCTCAGCCCTCGGACGGCAGCGTCGAGCTGTTGCTTGGTGACTGCGTCGGTGTTGGCTGAGCCGTCGGCCAGCCCTGTGATGTTCTTGTTGTTGAGGTCCAGCCCATTGAGAATGAGGCGGCTCATGCCTTGCTCCTAAGCGAACTCAGCCCGCCCGGACACCGGGTCCGGGAAGATGATGGTCATGTGGTTGGCGTCTGTGAACACAAGGTCCGTGTACACCGGCACCGTCGGGGCGCTGTCTAGGAACACGAGTGGCTCCCGGTACTGCCCGAGGTTGTGCGTGACGAGCCACGTGGCCGTGGGGTCCGGCTCCACGTGCGTATAGATGGCTCCACCGCCACCGCCAAGCGGTGGAACGAAGAAGGGAATGCGCTCAGTGCCCATCACCATCTCGTAGCTGCCACTGACAGCGTGGAAGAACAGGTTTCCCAGGTCATCAGTCTGAATTGGGTTCGCCGCTGGCGTTGCCCCTTCCGCGTCCTCAAACAGCTCGGCCAGCACTCCTGGTGCTGACTCAATTCGCACGGTGACGTTGCTGGCCGCAGTCCCACTGCGATAGCGCACGCCGTACGGTCCGAACGCGGGTAGTGTCATGCGAGTGGCTCCGGCCTCACGATGCGCCGAGTGGTGGGCCGTACACCGCCCGTCTCCTCGGCGACCTGACTGTCGAAGTAGGTGGCCATTGCGATGGCGTTCTTGCTGACGTCGCTCAGCTTCCGGCTACTGCCGGACTCACTGACGTCAACAAGCTCACTGCTGGCCGCAGCCTTGCGCCGCCAGAAGCCCGCCGCGCTGGCGTTCATGCCCAAGGAGTCAATGGCGACTTCCAGCTCGCCATCGGTGAAGGTGTAAGGCTCGTCGGTGTCGGAGATGAGAGTGCGAAGTGCAGCGATTTCCTCAATGGTTGCCATTGCGAACTCCCTTGCTCAGAAGGGAAGGCGGGCCCGGGAAAGGTTCAGCCCGCCCTCCCTCCTGGTCACTCGGACTCGTAGTCCTCGTCCTCGGACTCGTCCTCGGGCTCCTCGTCGGCTTCGCGAAGGGCGTCGCGAACGTTGTCCGCCAGCTCCTCGTCGTCGTCGGCTTCGGTGTCGTACCCGACGTTGCGCTCCTCGGCCTCCGCCTGGAGGTCGTGAAGGTTCATCGTCGAGTAGCGGTCACCCGGCTCCGCGTCCTCGTACCGTGGCCCGACCTCGTGGTCGTCATCCCAACCACGCAAGCGGTCCACGAGGGCCTGCTTGTTGCCGTAGCTGGGAACCCCGCGCCGATGGGTCTCATCGCGAAGGGTCTTGTTGTGCCAGTCCTCGTACGGGTGGTCCTCGGTCTCCATGCGGATGTTGGGGTCCATGGCCGCGAGGCGCTGGCGCTGACCAACGGCTGCCGGGGTCTGGTGCGTGGCAGTCGGGCTGTGGGTGGGCTCGGTCTGGCCCGTACGCGGGTCCTGCATGTCCGGGTGACCGTCAGCCGGGTCCGGCTCCTTGGCCACGTCGCCGTCTGGCGGGTAGGCCTCGTCGATGCTCCGGATTTCCGCCCAGCGGTCCCGAGCCATGAGGAACTCACGGTTGCGGTCGCTGAGGGGCTCATCCTGGGGAATCTTGCGTCCCATTGGAATCTCCTTCTGTGTAAGGGAAGTGGGTCCGAACCCCGAGAGCCCGGACCCTACTCCGACCCTCAGGCGTACTGCGTCGGGATGGTGTACGAACCCGCAGTGACCTTCATGATGACGGCCGCTCCGCGCTGGCGAACACCGCAGCCGAAGCCACGCTGGTAGTACGAGTCCTGCAAGGGGTAGTCCGCCGAACGACCCTTGACCAGACGCAGACCTCGGAGGCCTTGGTTGGCGTGCTCCCGGATGCCGATGGGGTTCGTGAGCGACTCCTGGCCGCCCGTTCCGAACGCCACCATATAGCCAGCCGGGATGTGGCCCTCCTCGACGATGGTGAACTCGCCGTAGCTGCCGATGACCTTCATGCCCCGGATGGCTGCCGGAGGCTGGGGCTGGTTCGGAGCCAGCCGCAGGTCGGTCGGAAGGAGGAAGGACGGGGTAGCCGCCGACGGGATGAAGTCGTACAGAGCCGTTCCACCGTTGGCGATTGAGCGGAAGTTGCGGATGACATCCGCCTCCGCCTTGTTCACCATCAGGACCAGCTCCACCCCGTTCTCACGGGAGTAGCCGTGCTCGGTGAGCGCGTCCTGCATGTCGTCGATGTCGCTGCCGTCGGTGGCGAGCGACGCCGCGCCGGAGGCCAGGAAGTGGCTGTGGCTGCCGGTGAAGGTGTTGGACTTGTACTGCGGCGGCACGGTGCCGTCGTTGTTGTAGAACGTGTACACGTTGTACGCCGTTCCCTGAATCTGGGCCGTCCGGTTCGTGTTCCGGAACAGGGTCCGCATGACCTCGCCGAACAGCAGACGGTTGTCCGCCTCCAGCACGGCGCTGTGCACGCTGTTGACCTGCTCGGCAGTGGCCTCGGCCAGGAACTTCCAGGTGTAGCGGGCTCCCGTGTCGTACCACTCGAACGGGAAGCCAAGCTGGAAGTACGTCGCCTCGGTCCGCTGACCGATGGGCACGCCGAACTCGGACGCCCGCTCGAAGTCCGCACCCGAGCCGAACTGCGGCACGGTCTCCACCGGATTGGTGACGCCGTAGGTGAGGAAGTTGATGAGGCGGTTGCGGTCGGCGTTCTTGATGGCGAGCGTCTGCTGGAAGGTCTGCCAGATACCGTTCAGCGATGTGCCATCCACCGTCTGGGTGATGACATCACCCTCGGTGTTGAAGCCCTGCGCGCCACCAGCCGGGACCGCCGTCAAGCCGGTGAGGCCACGGAGAGTCGGGTCGGTGAGCAGGTTGCGACCGTGCGAGTTCGCCGTGTCATAGGCGAATGCGGGGAGAAGGAGCCGTGGCTGCTTGAGCTTGCGCATGTCTCAGCCTCCCACTGCGCCGGAGCCCACACGGACGACGAGGCGAGAGGCCTCTACCGTGTGCCCGACACGCTTGTTGGCGGTCGCGGTGTTGGAGAGAACGCCAGTGGCCACGACTGCGTAGTACGCCGTGCCAGCGGTGAGGGTCTCCACCTCCACGATTTCACCTTCGGTCATGACGTCCACGATGTCCCCGGCGTACCGGAGCATGGTGAGACACAGGACCCCGATGACGCCCGTGTTGCCCGCGCCCTTGACGACCTTGCCGTTGGTATCGAGACCAACGCCAATGGGCTTCTCCAGGTCAGCGGAGAGCCAGTCAGCGGCGAGGGCCGCACGGAAGCCACCACTGATGGGGTCGTACTTGTCGTAACGAGCCACGAGCGGTGCTCCTTTCTGCGGCTACTGATTGAGTGCTGGGAATTGCCTGCGGAGGGCAGCCTCATCAACCTGCTGCTTGTTCTTCTTGCGCTTGCGCGTACTGCCGACGTTGCTGTCCGTGGAGTGGGTGTCGTCCTCGTCTTCGTCGCCATCGTCGTTGGCCAGCAGGTGCTTCTTCTCCTTGGCCAGCTTGTCCAGCGCCGCCTTCAGCGCCTTCCGGTCGATGTCGCCGTCCTCGTCAACGACACCCTCCAGGTAGCCGCGCCGTTGCGCCAGCTCGAGGGCATCCTCCGGGTCAGCCCAGGAGTGCGTGTTCTCCCGCAAGAACGCATTCTCGAGCTGAAGCTGGGACACGGTGGTTGTCAGCTCAGCCATCTTGGCCTCGCTATCCTTCACCTTGCCTTCAGCCTTCTCGAGTTCGCTCTTGTTGGCGTCCTCGTACTCCTTGACCTTCTTCTCAGCGGCACTAGCCCGCCGGTCAGCCGCCTTCATGCGCTTCTCTAGCCGCGTGATGGCGTCCTTGTCGGTGTCGCCTTTGGCTCCCTTGCCACCCTTGGCGTCGTCGTCGTCTCCACCGTCGCCGCTGTCGTCGGTGTCGTCGTCTTCGTCACCTTCGTCGTTGCCTTCGTCCCCGTCGCCCTCGGAGCCTTCGTCGTCATCCTCCGACGCTCCCAGGATGGGATAGAATTCCCTTCCTGTCTTGGGAGAAACGTAGATGGCGTCGAGTAGCTGGCCCGTCTTCGGATGCAGCGGGTGGGTGCTGAGCCTCTGGCCCATGGGATGACCTCCGGTCTAGTTCCGCGTTACTGTGCTGTAGTCTACGGGATGAGCCCGAGCCTACGGATTCTCCCGCCCGCTGGGCGCGAGGTACTGCGCGTACTGCGTCGGCTGCTCGTAGGGCAGCACCGCCGCGTTCGCAGCGTTGTCCTGGATGACGTTGCCCTTGCTGTCGAACTTGACGTCCACGTGGTGAAGTCGGTTCTGGGCAAGGGCGTCCGCCATGTGGGTAGTGTCCGCCTTGTCACAACGGAACACCTTCCCCTGGATACGGAGCTGGAAGTCGCAAGCCATGGTCACTCCTTTCCGGCCTTGACGGGTTGCATGGCAGCTAGTGTATCGGGGTCCTCCAGGTACACGACCTCCTTCACCTTCCCAGACTCCTTGTTGACAAGGAAGACGGGCTGGTCCATGGGCACCCGACTCCGGTCGCCGTCCCGCAACCAAGCGGCGGGGCCGTACTGCACGAGCCACCACTGCGCGTCCTCATAGCCCTTGGTGCTGACGTAGAACTCACCCTGCCGCTTGTCCCAGCCCGGTGCCTTCTCACGGGTGCAGATGGCCATAGCCTGCCGGAAGGTAATCACTGTACGTCCACCCAATTCTTCAAGTCAGCCGGAGATGGCGTAGGCAGATTGTCCAGCCGCATAATTTCAATGCGCGGGTCCACCACATTGCCACTCCGGAATATGCGCGGGCTAACCGTCCACGGTTCTCTAATCTGCGCATCGGCGAACTGCACCTTACCGTTCTTGACGCGCCAATTGAAGATGTGCCCGCCTCCCTTGTGTGCAAGGGTGATGGTGCCTCGAGCGCCCTCCGGCATATCCCGCAGCATGGCATCCGTCAATGTCTTTCTGTTGAACACGTACTTACCGGTGCGTTCACTAACTGCGAAGCTATTGTAGCTCTTGACCTGCGCCTTCCAGACCTGGCTATAGGTGCTGATGTACTTCTGCCATACCTCAAGGTCCTTGAGCGCCCGCACCTTGAGGCCGCGCTGCAATAGCTCGTAGGCGTAACTGCAACTGACGCAGTTGACGTTGCCGTACTGCCGGTAGAAGGTCAGGTCCTTGTTCTCGTACCCCTCCGCCGTGTACACCCGACGGTTCTCAGTAACGGACCTGGTGTTGATGTAGCGCAGGTCCAATTCATCGTCCACGCTCTCCCACAGGTTGAAGCCAGGCTGGTCTTCCTTGTACACCGGGCCGGGGTCGTCCAGTATCTCCTTCTTGGTCTTGTCCACGACATCATCTACGACCTTGGGCGTTGGCTTGGTCGGGACCTTGCGTGGAGCCTTCGGCGTGCTGGGCCTAGTCTTTGGGTCGCCCTTCAACACCTTCTTCTTCAGCACGCTCAGCTTCTTGCCGCCCTGCCGGTAAGCGTCCAGCTTGGCTTTGACCTCAGCGGGCTTGTACCCGGTCTCGTCAGCAATGGCCTTGTAGGTGCGGTCGTCCAGCTCTTTGGTTGCACCTTTCGGGTTGATGCCCAGCTCCCTTGCTATGCGGTCCTTTGTCTTGACCCAGATGATGGCCATGTCCTCGTCGGTCATGGCACCGGGGCTCTTCGGGCTGATGAGTGGGCGAGGCGCTGCGGGAGCGGGCAGGGTGGGGAAATCCCACTCGGCTACGTCGAAGGCATCCTGGATATCCTCGCGAGTGTAGTTCTTGTTACTGAAGACGTGATGCCGGAAGCCCCTCGGGCCGGTACGCATCATCTCGAAGGTGTGATACTCCTTACCTAGTGCCTGCTTCTCTACGCCCTGATAGGTAATCTCGTACACGTCGTCGAGGTCTGGGTCCTTGCCCCGCGCTACCGTCTGATACTTGCGCAGCTCACCCCGCTCTGCCGCAGCTATGACCTCACCGAGACGGCTCTTGGCCTCCGCGCCGTTGTACCCGCTCTCCGTCATTCCCTTGCTCACAAGGGATGTCGAGTTATCTGCCATGTACCGAGGCGTGGTGGAGCGGGTTGCTATCTTGCCGCCGAACGGCCCGTCGAACCTGGAGACCGTCTGTGGGTTGTACCGAGCTATCTTGTTGTCGATGTAGCTGTTGAAGTCACCGTTGACGAAGCGCTGTGTGAACTCCTTGCTGCTAATGGGAATCGAGCTGAGGTAACACAGGCATTGCGGGTGCGGCTTGCCGGGAACCTGGTCCGCCCGGAACTCCCCAGCCCGCCCACCGGAGAAGTGCGTGTCGCCAGCCAGCACGTCACAGTCGTCAGCGTGCGGGTGCGACCCGGACAGGTTCCACTTCATGCCGGTGATGAATGGGTCCTGGCTCCTGATGGTCTTCTGGGCTTCGTGGAACGCATTGTTGAGTTCTGTTCGGGCGAGACGCTTTGCTGCGTAGGCGACTCCGCCTCGCACGTCCGGCCGAATGAGGTCCTTCACGTCCTTGGCCAGCTCGGCCGCGCTCTTGCCCAGCAGGATGCCGCTGTTGATGCGCCGCTCCAGGAGCCCTGTTGACCACGCCGAGGTCTTGTACACCTGCTGGCTCAGTGGGATGCCGAGAGCAGTACGTGCCTGGTAGGCCCGGACGGTGGCCTGCGCCTGGGCTCGGTACGCCTGCTTCAACTCCTCCATGGCTGACGTGCCGAGGCCCCGCCGGAACAGGTCGTCGGTCATGAACTCCTCGGCGTCAGCCGCTGCGTCCGCCGCGTACGTCAACTGATTGCCCAACAGGTCGTCAACCTGGCCCCACAGAAGGGCTTGCTGGGTGCGCAACTCCCTTAGCACCAAGGAAATCTGAGCCCTGCGCATCTCAGCGCTGAACGTGTACTTGCGGCCCAGCTTGGTCATCAGGTCCTCGGCATCGTCTGCGGCGTTCCGCAGCACGATGGCAAGCTCCCGGTCAGACCGCTGCTGTGCCGTGAGATAGCGCTGTAGCGGGCTGGGTTGGCTGGGCATGGGTCTTACGCCTCAGCGTCGGGTGTGGCCTCGTCTTCGGGCGGTTGCTGGTCGGTGCGTAGCTGCGCCTTGCCCTTGTCCGGGTGCTCCTTGGCTGGACCCTCGAGGGCAGTGACGGTCACACGAACCCGGTCCGGCTCGCCCATCTCGCGCCAGTCCCGTAAATCCATGGCGACGCGCCACTCCCGGTCACCGGTCTCCAGAACCAAGGTGTTGAAGGTGCCCTGCGCTTCGCGCTCTAGCTCTTGCCACTTGCTAGCCACGACGACCAGCCCGTCTGCCGTTCACGCCGCGTCGGCGAGGGCTGGAGCGCTTGTTGGCAATGCGCTTCGCCTTCTTCTTCGGCATACCGTGCCGGGTCAACTTGCGGTACAGCGCTGGCCTGCGCACCACATCACCTTCCGTCTGCATCGATTTGGTCCACGTGTGCCGTGAGGGCGAAGTCGTGCGGCACCAGAACCTCCAGCCGGTCGATGTTTGGCATCCCGTGCCAGTGCCGACCGTTCCATGTGACCCTGGTGCCCTTGGGTAGCTCGATTATCTTGAGCGTGTCACCGTTCGGGTGCTCAATCTTGAGCGTGTCCATCAGTGCTCACCCACAATCCAGTCGGCTAGTACCTGTGGGGTCTGGTCGGTGGCTGCCAGGTACAGCCCGAAGGATACTCCGGCCACCAGCCACGTCATGATGCGTCCAGCGCTGCCTGGAAGCGCTGCCGCCACGAGCGGCGGTAGCCCTGGTGGGTGGTGAGATAGCTCGGGCTGCCTGGGTTGTACGCCGTGGCTATCTCGTCCATGGTCTTACCGGCTGCCAGGTCCTCGGCGAACCCGGAGACTGCCGCTGCCATGTTGGACCGTGGCTTCCAGCACCCGCCGAGGAAGTCCGCTCGGCTCTGATACGTCGGGTGCGTCAGAGCGTTCGGCCCAATTCCCTGCGCGCCAAAGGCTGCTCGCTGCGCAAGGTAGATGAGGTACGCCTCCTTGCTGACGTCCAGGATGCCCACGTCAGCGAGGTCGTTGCCGCGCATCCACGTCGGGTCGTTGTGCCATAGGTTCTTGCCGTTGTAGGACTCGTGACTGAGGAACGCGCACTCGAAGAACAGCGGCACGGCGTACAGCTTGCACACCTGCATCGTCCATACCGGGAAGGCGATGCCGTTGTCCTGCATGACCTTCAGCCGGACCAGGTCATCATCGTCGAAGGTGGCTGGGTCCGGCCACACCGGCTCCTGACTGATGGGTGTGTCGTCGCCCTCCAGCCTATGCCCTGTGCCCATTGGGTCCTCGGGCACGACCGCCACCCGCCCACGGGCACCGCTGAGCCCAGCCGTGACACGGCCCTCTGTGCCGAACCGCTTGTACAGCGGCATATTGATGTCTTGCATTCACCTTCTCCTTCGAGATGCCTTACGGCGCTTGGTCTTGCGGAGACTAGGGTACCGCTTGAGCACCCTGCGCCGGACGTGTGAGACGGAGCCGAAGGTGCCTCGTTGCGCCGCCCGACTGAGGGCGTTGCGAGCACGGGCCTTTGTGTTGATGGGGTACTTGCGCTTGCTAGGGTAGGCGAACGCGCTCTTGGGCAGCTTGCTGGTTCCGCGCGCTCTTGATGGTGTTCCCGGTCGCTTGACCATACAACCCATCTCCCTTGACCCATTGGGGTTCCACACCACCAGGCATGTACTGACCTCCGGGTCGGTTGTCACTTCCAGTAACGACCGTGAGCGGACTGCTGTGGCTGGTGCACCACACTGGTCGCCCTTGCAATCTGCACACCGCACGAGTCCGTCATGCTGACGTCATCGACGACGTACACCAGGTTGACGCTGCCAGGATGTTTCGGCAGTGGAGACCAGTCCCTTGTCACGATGGCGTTGTGCGGCTTGCCGTATTCATCGACGTACGTCACAGCCGAGCCGACGCGCTCACTGGTGAGGGTGTTGTCCGTCACGTTTGTTCACCTCCTCTCAGCTAGCGTTTACCGGGGCTCCTTGGTCGCCGTTCTGCCCGGCAAGCTCGGCGTTCGCCCTTGCAGCGAAGGGGTCTGCCGCGACACTGCGCTCGGTGGCCGCCTGGAGCTGGGCTTCAATGCGGGCCTCCTCGTCAGCAGCGAACGTGAACCCTCGCTTGGCCAGCTCCTCACGAGCTGTCTGCACGCTGGCAATGGGCGGGTCGGTGGTGCACAGCGCAGTCCATAAGGTGACCTCCTCGGGACGGTTGTGCGGCATCTTGTCGCCGAAGGTGATGACGGGAACAGCAGCGCTGGTTGGGTTCAGCGGGTCGTACGTGCCGAAGTCCGTCTGCTCGTAGACGGGGTACCACATCTGGCTTAGGTCGAACATCATCTGGTTGATGATGCCCTCGATAATGAGGTCCTTCTCCTGAGCCCGTTCTAGCAGCGGCCCCATGCGCAGTGACAGTGCGATGCCGGACTGCGCCACAGCAACGTCGATGTTTAGCGCTTCCTTGGTCACCGATGCTTCGGTCAGGTTGTCCTTCAACCACTTGAGGTGGTCCTGGTACGGCGCGACGGACTGGATGCCGTTCACCCGCTTGAAGCCTGGTGCGTTCTCAACCACCCGCCCCGGCCCGATGACCCAATCGATGTCCTCGCCGGTGTCCTCGTCAACTGGACCGGCACCGTCCGTCGTGTACAGCCCTAGCCCCTCCAGCGCCAAGGCGATGTCCTCGTCGGTGGTGCCCTGGTTCAGCCCCTTGAGCAGCGCTTCAAATCCGCGTATCTCGCTTGACCCGTAGGGGTTCCCGGGCTCCTCGAAGTTGGGGATGTGGTAGACCGGGAACGCCGTGATGCGGTTGTCCAGCGCAGTCCAGGGCACCAGGACCTCGGTGGCCTCGTCCCGCTCGGCGGGGTCGTCAGCCTTGGCCCACTTGTCCACCTCGAAGTCCATGATGCTGTAGCTGATGACGCCGGACACCGCGTCCTTCATGTACGTCTGGCGGCGCACCCGCTGATTGCCCTCCGCGTCCACGATGGGCTCGGCAATGTGCACCTTCCAGATGCGCTCTTCGTTCTCCGGGTCCGGTACCGTGAAGTAGCTGGCGGGGTCAATGGCTCGGATGGAGATGCGGGTGCCTGGCAGCTTGGTCTCGTCAGCCGTGACGTGGAACAGCCAGTCGCCCCGCATGATGCCGTACCGCTTGTTCATGGCGTACGTGCTGTAGAAGCGTTCTCGCTTGAACAGCGCGCCGAAGCTGGCGTCCAGCAACGTCCGTTGCTCCGGAGTGCCCAGCAACGGGTCGGCCGCTATGCGCGGGTCCTTGCCGGTGTAGCGGTTGATGGTCTCAACGATGCTACGGGCCGTCGGGAGATAGATGGGGTTGCCCTCGTCGCCACGCAGCACCATCTTGAACGTCTCGCTGTGCGTCCAGTAAATCTCCTCGTAAATCTGGTACGAGGCGATGCGAGACTGGTCAAGCTGCGGCACCCACGACGGCGGGGTCTGTATCAGCGCCTCAATGCCGCTGTACGGCGTGAACACTCCTTGTGCCATTGGGACCTCCTCCCCTACAGCCTACCGAACCACGCGCGCCTTGCGGGAGCGAGTCTTCTGCGCACGGTAGGGCTTGCCGTAGTACCCGGCGAAGAAGCGGCTGAGCGCCTCCGGGCAGTGGTCATCTTTCTTGAGCGGGTTCTCCGGTGCTTCCTTTGTCTCACTGGTGAGTTCGGGGTAGCGGTACAGGTCCATCTCGCGCTCCAGGTTGGGGCAATAGCCCCGGCGCACTTGGAGTTTGGGCACCCGCTCCGGGTGGTCCCACGGTAGATGAGCGTTCGGCACCTTGAGGTACTTACGGATTTGATTGATGCGGTC